TATAACATTTCTTTTGTTGGACCGCCCCTTACTTTTTCTGTGAACTTAATCAATCAAGGTGTAGGTCTAATTAGTCCAAATGGCTGTATCAACTCTCCTAGTGGAGTCTTTTGGATGAGTGATGATGGTTTCTATGCTTACACTGGTTCAGTAAAAAGGCTGTCATGTAGTGTCTTAAGTTATGTGCTAGATAATCTTGATATGAGCCAAAGGTTTAAAGTCTTTGGTTTGCTCAATAAAGAATTTAATGAAGTGTGGTGGTTCTATCCATCAACACAAGATAGCACTGGTGAAATATCTAGGTATGTAATTTACAACTACTTAGAAGATAGCTGGTCTATAGGTCAATTAGTAAGAACCTCTTGGGTAGACCAAGATGTGTTTGATAAGCCTTTAGCTACAGCAAGCAATACTTTATTCAACCAAGAAAGTGGGCAAGACAATGATGGTTCACCCATGGATGATGTGTTTGTAGAAAGCTCTGACTTTGATTTACAGGATGGCAATGACTTTGTGTTTGTAAGAAGAGTCATACCTGATATTAAGTTTGCAGGCACTAACACAGACTCAGGCATACCACAAATAAACATGGTTTTGAAAACTAGAAATGAGCCTGCTGAAACATTGGTCACAAGATTTACCAAAGATGTCTCCAATAACACAGATCAGTTGCATGTCAGAGCTAGAGGCAGACAGGCTGTATTAAGACTGCAAAGTGATGATGATGCAGACACATCCAATAGATTAGGTGTGCAATGGAGATTAGGATATACTAGAATGGACATACAACCTGATGGTAAGAGGTAATGGCAACACTGTTGCCAACAAGATTACCACTGGCAGAGGAGGAAGTCTCTACAGAAACCTTTAATAGATTAGTTAGAGTCTTAGAGATAAACTTAGGGAGGTTCGACCCAAATCGAACACCCCAGTTCACTGATTCCGAAATAAGTGAACTTAATTTTGTTGCAGGTGATATTATCTTCAACTTAACAAGGGAGATACACCAAGCATTTGATGGGGTAGAGTTTCGAGACTTATATAGCCACAGGACATACCCAAGTGGTGTTAGTGGCACAGGAGCAGTAGGCTCAGTAACAGTTACAATAGGTTAGATATGGCAACATTAGAAGAAAGATTAATAAACCTCACAAAAGATATAAATCCCATAGGTTCAGGTGTAATGTCTGATCAGGATGTGGAAAGGATGGCTAATCCTGAGATGAATACAACCATGATGAATAAGATGCTTTTGAGTGGCATGCAAGATGAAGCCATGCCAATGAGTGATGTAGATACCAGTGTGTTTCAGCCATTGGTAGATTTAGGCTTTGAGCAAGAAGTAAGAACAATTTTAACAAACCCCATGAACTCAGAACCATCAGTTGAGGCACAGCAAAAAATTATACAAGAGTTAGGAACTGGCATGGATGTAGATGGTTTTCTAATGGAAGTACAAAAAGTTGCTCCACAAGATGTTGATGTGGCAATGTCTAATGTAGAGGCAGGTGGTGATACCACAAGAATGATGAGACCTGTTTCCATGAAAGCATCTGATGTAGATATGCAAGGCATTATGTCTATGATGGGCAGAGATGGTGATACAACATTAGGACATTTAACAGAGGGTGAGGTTGTAATACCTGCTCCTGTATTAGAAGCAAATCCACAAGTATCAGACATGTTAGAAAATACTATGATGGATATGGGCATAGACCCAAGAACAAGAGTGGTAGATTCAACAGGAGAACTTGGTGGTATAGCATCTATCAATCCACAGACAGGATTCCAAGAGTTTGGCTTTCTCTCTAAAATATTTAAAAAGGTTAAGAATGTAGTTAAGAAAGCGGCACCTATACTTCCATTTATACCCGGTGTTGGACCGGCACTTAGTGGTGTTTTAGGTAGCGCTGGTTCTGCTATTGCTGGTGGTCTAAGTAAAATACCTGTTGTTGGAGGTGCCTTAAGCAAAGGTGCAACCTTCTTGGGTCAAGCGGCAACTGGTAAGTTAAAAGGTTTACCCTCTTTATTACAAAGAGACCCCAATGATCAGGGAACAACCAACCCATTAATTAAAGGTATTGGTGATTTGCTTGGCTTTGGTGGTAGGTCTGCTGAACTTGAAAGATTAATAAATCCAGCTACAAAATTGCCATATACAGATGCAGAAATACAGGCAATGTCTGATCAACAAAAAGCAGATGCCATTGCTCAAGGTAGAGCCACACAAGGTGGTACTACACTACCATCTAAGGTTTCTGAAATGTTCAATGAAACACAGATTGATGATCAGGGCAATATAGTTAAAGGTGGCATGGGTACAGGTGGTAAGTTTGCATTAGCGGGTCTTGCAGGACTTTTAGGCAAACTAGCATATGAAGAGCAGAAGAAACAAAAAGGTGTACCTTTAACTCCACTTACAACCATGGATGCATTAGGTAGATACAACATTGAATCTGAGATTGCTAGAAGAACTGGTGAGGCAATGCCATCAAGAGTAGAGTTTGGTCTTACAGCAGAAGGCTTACCAGCTTTATCAGGTGGTACTCCAAGAAATGCAAGATATGGTGGCATTATGTCATTTGCCCAAGGTGGTGCTGTAGCCATGCAAGAAGGTGGTGAGCCACCTATTAACATGGCTGACTTCCCTAGAAAGAATGGAGAGATAGATGGACCGGGCACTGGTACAAGTGATGACATACCTGCAATGTTAAGTGATGGTGAGTTTGTCATGACAGCCAAGGCAGTTAGAAATGCAGGCTCCTATGACATGAGTGCAGAAAATGGTATTGTCACATTGAGTCCCAATGGTGGTAGTGATAGAGAATCAGGTACAAGAGTTATGTACAAGCTTATGAATCATTTTGAGAACCTAGCATGAATGGAATAGCAAGATTACAAACAGGCGGTCCTATTGCAACAGATGTAGTAAGACAAGATAGAACCTTAGACCCAGCCACAAGAGAATTATTCTTTGGTGCAGGTATACCGGGTACCTCAAGCTATTCACCGGGCTTTCTCCAACAAGTATTCAGAGCAAGTGATAGAACCTTCTTTGATGATCAAGGCAGACCTGTGGTGGTGCCTGAGCAAGTTGCAGGACTATCACCTGACCAAATAGATGCAATCAATAGAGCTAGGACTTCTTTTGGCATACAGGATAGATTCTTAACAGGAGAAGAGGGGTCACAGGGAGCAGAACAGCTTTTTAGAGGTGGTCTTGAAAGTTTGTTTGGAAGAGAGGTGCTTGATAAGTCAGGACAGCCTATTGGTAGAAGAGTTGGTGGTTTGGATGAAGCAGAAAAAATATTAAGACAAGCATCAGACATACAGTATGACCCAACACAGCAGATAACATTAGATGATGGCACACAAAGATCATACATATCAAAATTTTATGACCCATTTCAAGAAGAGGTTATTGATCAAGTAACAAGTGACATTTTGGAAGCTGGTGAGAAGCAAGACATCCTAGCTAGAGCAAGAGATGTCTCTAGTGGTGAGTCTGCATTTGGCTCAAGAGCAAGACTGGGTGCTGAAGATAGAGCAAGAATGTTGGGTAGGGGTCTATCAGAAACCTTGGCTCAAATTAGAAGTGGTGGTTTCCAGCAAGCACAAAACATAGCTCTTGATGAATCACAAAGGAGACAGCAATCATTAGGCAACCTTGCATCAGGTTTAAGTGGCTTGGGTCAAGCAAGACAAAGAGGACAGATAGGTTTAGGTGGTCAGTTGGTTGATCTTGGTACTCAGCTTGCACAATCAAGGCAGTCTGATGTACAAAATCAATTAGGTATTGGTGGCTTTACTCAGGGTATGCAACAAGCTCAATTAGATGTGGCTAGAAGAAATGCACTTGCACAACAGCAAGCACCATTACAGCAAATGCAATCACTATTGCCATTTGTTCAAAGTGTACCAGCAGGCTTTAGTCAGACTGCTACTACCTTTGGTGTACCACCCTCACCTTTACAAACAGGATTAGGTGTTGGCTTATCAGCATTGGGTGGCTTAGGTTCTTTCTTTAATCCACAGCCTACATACAATCCTTATGCAAACTTTAATAGAACATCAAATGTACCATCTACATCATCAGTGCCACCAACAACAACAACACAAACACCTTCTAACAATGTAGTTCCAAATTTACCTTTTAGTGGTAGTTATGGTGGTTTTGGCTAAATGGCAATGAATAGAACAGGCATACCAACACTCATGGGTTTCCAAGAGGGTGGTGATATGCAAAGTGCTTTAAAAGATTATGAGGCGCAGTATAGAAAAATAGAAAAGCCTGCATTTGACCCTGAAAAATTAAAAGAAAGGGTAAGCAGTTTTGCAGACCTTATGCCTCAACAAAAGCAAAATGATATTTATGAATTAATTTCTGCAATAGGTAAAGGCTTGTTAGCACAACAAACAGAAAAATTGCCAAGCATAGGCAGAGGTTTTGCTTATGGTTTAGAGATATATGATCAAGCAAATAAAAAAAAACAAGCTGAAGCAAAAAAAATATCAGACACCCTTTTTAACTTAGCAGTAAAAGATTATGAGGCAGAAAGAAATGAAGAGGTTGCTTTTAGAAAAGATTTGCTAGAGAAAAATTATGAGATTATTTTAGAAAGAATGAAAAATGAAGGTGGTTTTTTTAAAGGAACTAACCCCTTAGCACAGGCTTTTAATTACCTTTTACAAGCAGAAAAAGACCCCACAAAAAAATATGAGCCTGATGGTAAAACATTAACTGCTGATTACAAGTTGGCTAAAGCTTTTGTAGAACAACCACAAGTTCAATATGTACAGAGTGAAACTGGAACTGTTCCTGTAACAAGACCCGGCTTTAATTTAGATGGTGTTTTTGGTGACACAAAAAAGATGAAAGTTAATGTTGAAATAGGTGGCATGTTTCCAGTAGCACCTTACTTAACTTATCAGCTTCAGGCTGATGGCATTACATTTATAGATACTGCTAATAACAAGCAGTATACATATAACAACGAAACTCAAAAAATGGAGCCTAGGTAATGCCTGAGTTTACAATAACAACACAACAAGAAAGTTCTGACACACCACCAATTACTGTTGGTGAAGCTATTGTAGAAAAAACTAAGAGTCCTTATACAGATGCACAAAATAGAGCCGCTGGTTTTGCATATAGAATGGTACAGGCAAACGATATAATTAATGGCATAGAGGATTCAGGATTTAATCCAGTAAATCTAAGAGATTTTACATTAGAAAATTTCCCTCTTGTGGGTGGTAGTTTTATAACTAGATTTATGATGCAACCTAAATACAAACAATATGGCACAGCAAAAGTAGATTTTTCAACTGCACAGCTTAGAAGAGAAACAGGTGCAGTCATTAATGATTCTGAAATTGTTTGGATAAATCAAACATATTTTCCTCAAGTGGGTGATGATGAGGCTACATTGAAAATTAAAGAAAAAAATAGGGGTAATGCTATTGCCGCCATGAAATCAGAAGCAGGTGCCGCATACACTAAAATACTTGAAAACAATCCAACTGATAATGCTAAAAAAATATTAGAACAAAGGTCTGAATCTGACCCTGTTCTAAGACAGATGTTAATAGAGCAAGGAGTAATTAGTGAGTAATAATTTTGAAAATTTACCCAACTCAGTTTTATTGGAAATGGTAAACTCTAAAAAGCCTAATCAGGGTAATTTAACAACAAGTGAAATTAATAAGCTGTCAATGGAGGAGCTTAATGATAGTGTCAACACAAAAAAAGGTGCATCTGCAAAAGCAAGACTTGGTGTATCTGTTGCTACCACACCTGAAGATAAGTTAGCAACCTTAAGACAATTTTATCCTGATGCATTACCTGTAGAGGTGTTTGACCCTGAAAATGGAGTCATAAACTTTGGTGCTGGTAATTTTATTTTTACTGACCCTGAAACAAATCAACTTACAACTTTTGATGAGGATTTTAGAATTTTTGGTATACCTGTTCCAAGTGCAAGAGATTTTATAGATGCAGGACCGCTTCTTGCTGAGGTTACTGGTGGCATAACTGGTGCTATGGTAGGAGGCACAACAGGTTCATTAACTGGGCCGCTTGGCACTGTGGGTGGTATGGCAGTTGGTGAGGGTGTTGGCAGTACAGGTGCAAGAGAAGCGTACATGAATATTGCAGAATACTTTGGAGAAACAATAGATACTAGATCAGGCTTAGAAAAGTTTGGTGACTTGGGTACCACATTTGCAATTAATACTGCGGCAGGACCGGTAACATCAAAAATATTTAATGGGGTTAAGTATGTTTTTGGAGAACCAATAAGATACATGACTGGTGCTTTAACCAAGGACTCTAAAAAAGCATATGAAAACATGAAGTCTTTGGGCATAACAAATCCAACACCGGGTCAGATTACAGGGAACCCAGCATTAAATTTAGCTGAAAGCGCACTATCTAATCTTCCACCCTCTACAAAAATAATGAGGGAAAATGCTTCACAAACAATCTCTCAAATAGATCAAGCCAGTAAAAGATTGGCACAAAAATATGGTGGCATTAGAACCTATGAAGAAACTGCCACTGAGCTTTTAGATAGCGCACAAAAAGCTAGAGCTAGATATGATATTAAGGTTGATGAAATGTATGATGATATTAGGAAATTAGTTCCTGATTCAATAACATCTCCTGCTAAAAACACACAAATGTTTGTAGATAAATACTTAGCAGAAAGCACTTTGGCTACTGGAAAAAGATACATGGAGCCTAGCCTTGGTTTGGCAGAGCAAGTTTTAAAAGATGCACAAGATGGCAAACTAACATTTAATGCATTGAAAAATTTTAGATCAAGCTTGGGTAAAGACATATCAAGTTTTTCTTCTGCTGGTGCTGTGCCTGATGGACAACAGGCTAAAATTAAAGAGCTATATGGTTATATATCTAAAGACTTAGATGATTTGATTAAACAAACAGGTGACACATCTGTTGAGTCTATGTACAAGCAAGCAAACAAATTTGTGCATGAAAATATGAGACCGGGTGGTGACATAGCATTTATTGATGGGGTTTTGGCAAAAGGTCAAACTGATGCAACAGGCGCATTAAATTTTATACTTAGAGGCTCAAAGGTAAGTGGTGAGCCAATTAGAAGATTAAGAAGCCAGTATACTGATGATGAGTTTAATGTATTGTCAGGCTTTATGTTGGGCAGAATGGGATTGCCAACACCTAGTGTTGCAAGTGTATCAGAGCTTACAGAGGGTTTAAAAACTGGTGCTGAATATGTTTCTGACATGGGTTTTTCACCTAGCACTTTTATAAAGAATTGGAATAATTTAAGCAAAGAAGCAAAAGATGTTTTGTTTAGGGGTACTCCTCATGAAAAGCTTGTACCTGAGCTTGATAATTTGGTTACAACAGTACAAAGGATTGGTAAGACAGCACAGGAAATGTCAAATCCTTCAGGTACAGCTAGAATTGGTTACACCATGGGTCTACTTACAGGAACAGGTGTTGCAGGCTCTACAGGAGGTTTTGATTGGGGTGTGACATCATTTTTAACACCTTATGCAACAGCTAAAATATTTACCAATCCTGCTATGGTGAAATGGTTTACAAATGGTTTGGAAATAGCAACTTATAACCCACAATCATTTGGACAGCATGTAAGAAGATTATATTCTGTTTGGGAAGCAAACCCTGAGATAAGAGATGAAGTTAGACAAATGATTAATGGAATGTCACAGGATAGTATTGAGCCTATAGAATATCAAAAATCACAATCAGGCAATGGTGTTCCTGAAGTAAAAAACGAATTGTCTTTTAGGGATGTTGTTCCTAACAGTGTGGCTAACAAAGTTGTTCCTGTGCAAAATGCCAATTTAAAAAATGAAATAGAAAGCATGCTTTCATCAGTAAATCAATCAGACATACCCCTAGTTCCACCAGTAACCTCAGTGACACCTGAAGCCATGCTATCTGAAACTATACTGCCCAATCCTGATGATAGAGAAATTGCTCAAAGAATGATGGGTGGTAGAGGCATTGGCTCATTGATGAGCTAGACTGCTACACCCTCTTCATCACCACACACTTTTTCATGACTATCTTCTATGAGTAGTCTCATTTGATCTATCTTCTTTCGTCTTTCTTTCTTACAGATTGCCTCTAACAAATCATAGGTAGCTTTATCTACTGTTAGAGTTCTGTAGCCTTTATTAAAATCACCCATTACTTAATTCTCCTAACTTATCCATTGTGTTGTGATTAGAACTAATTATAATATATTTGAACAGATGAAAACAATAGCTAACACAAACTTTCCTGAATCTTTTGATAAGACCATAAGAAGGCTAAAAAGGAAGCATAAGCCTACATCTCATGGCAATAAGGTGTGGAACTCTAACTTAATCATGATTGATTACCTTACAAGGTACAGGTTAGATAACATCCACACAGCACTAGACATAGGTTGTGGCTGGGGTGTTTTGTGTGCTTATCTATGTAAACAACAAATAGATGTACAAGGTTTAGACATAGATGAGAACCTAGAACCCTACATAGAACATGTGAATACCATTAATGACACCAGCTTTAGTGTGGACTATCAAGACTACAAAGATATAAGCAGTAAGCAATGGCAGTCCTATGATCTAATTACTGGCTGTGATATTTGTTTTTGGGAGGAGCAGATAGATAGCATTATAAATATGATTGATAAGGCTAGTGGGGTTGTGCTTATTAGTGACCCCGGTAGATATACATTTTGGCATTTGTGCAAGCAAGTGGCTGGTAACTTACATGATATAACCATATACACACCAAGAAAGGCACAAGGTTATGTCTTGGAGATAGTTAAATAAAGTGTTAGAAAGTGTTGCAATTATATGTAGATTTGCTATTATAGGGGAGTAGAAAATTGTTTCTACATTACATAAAAGGAAAAAAATATGAAAAATGAAAAGTTAAGAATAGCACTAGGAGAGGGTTCTAAGATGTTTACTCTTAGAGCTTTCTATAAATATGCAGATGGTTGGGGTAATATTCATGAGTCAAGCTATCATATACAAAACTTGAGCATTGACCCTGCACAGGCTCAAGAGAAAGCTAGAGCTTATGCTGATAAAAGAGATATGCCCTTAATGGACACATCATGGGTCTTTGATGTCAATACATTTGATATTGAGAGAAAAAGCAAAGAAGAGCTTGCACTTCTTAAGGCTGAAAAAGAAAAAAGAATTGCCAAGGCAAAAGAGATAAGTGCAAAGATACAAATAAACTATCACACTCTTATGTGGGGTTATTTCATGGCTCAGTCATGCAGAAAGTTTGATGATTTGCAAAAAGTGGCTGATGTTCCTGAGCTTGATACAGAAAAAAGAATTACCATTACTGGTGAGCTTGTTCATGAAAAGGAATATATGACTGAGTGGGGTTATGTACAAAAAGGTATATTTCTTCTTGAGACAGGTCAAAAAGTGTATGGCTCAATTCCTAACATGAAAGATCAGGTAATCAACAAGGGTGATATATTACAGTTTGATGCAAAGATAGAAAAGCCAAAAGACTTTGATGGTACATTCTACTTCTTTAAAAGACCAACCAAAGCAATGTTTGTAAGTCAAGTTAAGGAGGTTGCATAATGAAAAAAGAATTACTTTATTTAGTAGCTACCAGTGGTGATATGTCTAACACTGGTATGGGAGATACAACTACTGTCATACCCTTTGATATTATGCTTTTACCACAAGTCAGTAAGTTTTTAAAAGCACAACTTGATGACGAGTTATCTTGCTATATGTACTACAGCCCTAATAAAAAATTAGTAAGTAGAAAATCTAAAATGCAAAAAACAAACAAATTTTATGATCAATGCAAGGTCATGAGGGACTTAGGTATTTTTTTGCATAAGTATGATGCAAGAACCACTTGGGCTTTGATGTTAGACCTAGAAGTTGTCAATGAACTGCCTAATACAGACATTAGACTTCCAGTAGCAATTAGTGAGGTTGCATAATGCAATACAAAGACAGGGTTGAGCAAAGGAAAAGTCAAATAGCTCTTGAGCAGTGGAGAACCTCAGTCAAATCCTTAGAGGTTAATAATAAGAAAGGCTACACAGAGACTATCTACAATGATGGCTCTATGCTGGTTCGTGATCACACAACCAAACAAGAAGAGTTCATAGAATCACCACACAGTGATGCAGATTTAATTGATACAATGTTAAGAGAGGAGAAATAAGATGTTGTTTAATAAAAAGGATGATTTGCTAAGGCAAACACAAAAGATGACCTCAGAAGAGGTTATAGAAACTTATGCAAGGTTAAACTTGTATCAGAAGGCTGGTCTACTTAGACTCTTGCTTAGAGATGTAATCTTTGAGAATAAGTCTGAGCAACTTAGTGGCTTACAGTACACTGACATAGATGTGGATGGTGCCATCATAGTTGCTAGAAGTAGTGACTAGAGACCATACTTCTTTCTGAGCTTATGCACCCCAACTTGAAAGGCTATCTTTTGGTTGTGGTGCTTTAGGTCTTTGTACATAGCATTAAGATACTTAGGCTCAAACCTATACACCCTATTGGGCATCCAGTAAACACTTAGGTACTCTAGGGTGTCTGCTCTCTTTTGGCTGAAGCCTTGGTCTAACAAGAACTGTATTCTTTCCTTGTAGGTATTAAATTTAGATGCCTCAGAACCCCAGTGTGCAAAGTCTTGATCTTTGTCTCTAATCACAGGTCATGCAATTCGATTGGCACTATCTTGTTGTGTAGATTGTAGGGTGTGTAAATGTCATGCTCCTTACAATGCATCATGATGTCTATGGCTTGCTGGTTCTGTGCTGAACCATAAGCAATGGCTTCAGGTGTAAGCTCATAGACCACATAAGGGTATGGCTGTGCTTTTTGTATAGCTATGAACTGAAAGCTATCTACATCTAGTCCAGCATTTTGCCCAGCAGTTAAGTAAAAGGCACCCTGCTGATAGTAGCCATAGCTTCTAACAGACTGGATGAATGATCTTGGACTGGCACTTCTGCATGTCTTAAGATCAATAACAGTGTTGTTAGCAAGCATGTCTAGTCTTGACTTACATCTATGTCCATAGAAATCAAAGACAATGGTAAGCTCAGTCTTATCTCCTTCTTTGGGTCTAAGTGCATCTAGCACCTCTACCCTAGCCTGACACTCATCTACCATGGCTTGATTGACCACAGTTCGATTGCCTACATTATCCATAAACTCTGCATATTCTTCTTTGCCTAGCTTGGTTCTTCTATCTATGTTGGGTGCTATGACAAACTCATCAGCAAAGACATGTGGTTCTAAAAACAAACAATGTTGCAGTCTGCCCTCGACAAAGAAGCTTGCCTCACTGTCAGGCTTGGTTTCATACTTCCATGTGTATGGGTCTTTGATAATGCTGGTTAGATCATGTGATCTGATAGCATCTATGTTGTTGTACTCTTCAAAGGGCATGTCCTCATAGACACCCACTGGGTACTTTTCTTTTGAATTAATGTTGATTACATCTGCCATGGTTTACCTCCATTTAAGGGAGAAGGAATCCTGCATGGCAAGATTCCCCCTGTTGGGTGGTAGTTTTTGTTGCAGGAAGGAAAACTACCAAACCCTCTATGTTGGTTTTAAAAAGGATGACCAACAACCTAAGTGGTTAAGTGCTGTTATACATAAAAGGAGCTATTGATAATAGCAAAATTACAGCACTCCACCAAAACTAGAATGGTATGTCCTTATCAGTGACACCACCATCTTCTATCTCACCATCTTCTGCAAGGTCTTTTAAAGATGATAGATCACTTTTATCCTCTGTGGAATTTTTTTGTGACCAAGCCTCAACTTCGATTGAGCTTTCAATCTTGTCCACAAAGAACTCAGGCATCATAGACACCTTCTTCATCTCTTCTTTGTTATCAGCAGAGACATAAGTATCTATGTCAAAGGTAAATGCTTCATTCACAGTTGGCACTACACTGTCATCCAGTCTATGCACTGCTTTGACTTTTGCCCTACCCTTATCACTGTGAACTATGTTTAGAACACAGTTGACACCTAAAAGCTTGGTTAGGTCTAAGCCTGCAAGCTCTTCATTGGTGATACCACCTTTCCATGTATCTAAGTCTCTATAGAGAGTAGACTTTTCATGCAGTGAAAGTTTGTACCACTTGTTGACACCAAAAGGTCTGCCATCTTCCATCTTTTCATCTAAGGTTTCCCAAAAGAAGATTACAGTGTGTTTTTTCTCATACTCAGTTGTAGAACCAAATTTGAGTTCCATGTGTGTGCCAATGTCGATTATTCGATAACACACAGCATTGTGTTTGCCCTCAGATAGCTCTTCAAAGCTTCCTTGGTTTTCAGAAATAGTTAAAGCCATAGTTTTTTCTCCTCATATGTTTACATTTCTCACCTAACAAAGTATATTGGAAGGTGTTAGTTAGAACATATTAAAGAACTAAGGTAGAGGAGTCAAGTGTGGGCATAAAAAAAGTTCAAGGCAATAACAAAAACTTCAACAATCCATTAACCATGGAAAGCATGAACAAGTTTTTGGAGTTTTTAGTAGAGCATGGTTTAGAAAGGAAAGATGAGCCACTCATCCCCAATCCTGATAGACCTCAAAAGGCATACACCAATGTAGACAACAAGAGAAGGCTCTCAGGTTATTATGCATACTATGATAACTATGGGATGGCTTGTGGCTTTTGTTCTGACTATAGAACAGGTGTCACTCACAATTTTAGAATACTGGGTAGGTCACAGAGACTTAACACAGAAGCCATAGAAAAATTTAAAGCAGATAGTGAAAAAGCTAATGCAGATAAACATGCCAAAGCAAGAAGAATGGCACAAAAAGTTTGGGGTGTAGCACAGCCTGTAACCACACACAGGTACCTTTCGAGTAAAAATGTTGCACCCCATTCCTGTGATGGGATAAAAGAACATAGAGGTGAATTGGTCATACCTGTCCATGATGGAGAGGGCAAGATATGGTCTTTGCAGTTTATTAAAGAGGATGGCACTAAAAGATTTTTGAGTGGAGGCAAAATCTCAGGCAACTTTGCCATCATAGGTTTATCCATGATGAAAGAAAGCCAAGAGGTAGGACTAGGTGAAGGCTTTGCTACTTGCAGTACCATCTTCCAAGAAAAGAACATACCCATGATTGTGTGCTTCAATGCAGGCAACCTTATTCATGTGGGTGAGATCATCAAGGAGGAAATGCCTAATAAACGCTTCACTATCTATGCTGACAATGATGCAAACAATGTGGGTCAAGACAAGGCTATCAAGACAGCACAAAAGATAGATGCTGAGGTGGTCATGCCTGAAGAAGAAGGCATGGACTTCAATGATCAAAAGACACTGGTTGGAGAGATCGTTGAAAGAAAGGTGGATGTGCCTATGGTCTTAGAATTTGATAAGACAGAGAAAGGTAGAATCATGCCAACCACTGAGAACTATCAAGCTCTCATGACCATGCATGATATAGATGCACACTATGATGTCATCAAGAAAAGAATAGACATTAACATCCCTAATTTTTCACCTATTGCTGACCTTAAGGATGAAGCGGTCCTTGTGGAGCTAGAGAATCTATGCATCAAGAACTTCCTGCCACATCAAAGATTGAGAGATGCAGTCAAAATAATCTCCAAAGAACACAACCCAGTTGCAGATTGGATAGACTCTAAAGAATGGGATGGCACAGAAAGAATCACAGACTTCTGCAACTCCATCACCAGTGTAGATGAAGAACTTAAGCACATGCTCATGAAGAAATGGTTGCTCTCATGTGTGGCATGTGTGTATGAGCCTGATGGTGTCAGTCTTGAGGGATGCTTGGTCTTACAAGGCAAGCAGGGTACAGGTAAGACATTGTGGTTTAAGCGTCTAGCTGACTTCAATCGAGGCTGGTTACTAGAAGGTGCAACACTAGACCCCAAAGACAAAGATAGTGTCAAGAAGTGTGTGAGCCATTGGATTGTCGAGCTAGGAGAACTAGAAGCTACCTTTAAGAAGGCAGACATCAACCAACTCAAAGCATTTATTACTGCAAGGTCTGATGAGATGCGCCTCCCCTATGATCGTAGCTTCACCAACTACCAAAGAAGGACAGTGTTCTTTGCTTCAGTCAATGAGCCTGAGTTTTTGATGGATGGCAGTGGTAATAGGCGCTTTTGGTGTATCAAGGTCAAAGACATCAACCCTCACCACAACATAGACATGCAACAGATGTGGAAGGAAGTTAAGCAGAAGTATTACAAGGCTGGTGAAAAGAATTGGTACCTCAACAAAGAGGAGAGAGACATGTTGCAAGAGTCCAATGAAGGTTTCAGGACACAGGGTGCTGTAGAGGACTTGCTCTTGCATCATGTGGAGTTTGATGCCTTGGACTCAGAGAAGAAAGGCTGGCAACTCACACAACTATTAAGAGCCATGGGTATTAGAAACCCAAGGAACATTGATTTCAAAGATGCATCAAGGGTGCTGACTGATAGAGGCATCATGCCTAGAAAGAGCAATGGCAAGAAGCTCTATGATGTAAGTCTGATCAATGTAGAAGAAGAGGAGGCATTGGAGTTCTAGTATGAGTAAAGAGAAGAAGCAACCCACATTGTTTGAAGATGAACAATATGAATGGGAAGGTATGCCTGAGTTTGAGCAGAAAGATTTATCTCCATGGCACCAAATAAATGTTCGATTTGCTAATGAAGAGGACTTTGAGGAGTTTAAGCATAGGATGGAACAGGAGATCACACCCAAGCAGAAGTCATTGTGGTTTCCATTCAAGCCACATAGAAAAGCCTCAGCTTATGTATACATAGATGAGAGTGACAAGGATTTAAGTGATGAAGGTCAATAGATACCCAATCTACATAGTCTCAAAAGGCAGGTGGGAGTCAAGATATACCAGCAAGGCACTCGAAAAGATGAGAGTTCCCTACTACATAGTGGTGGATGCAGAAGAATATGATGAGTATTGCAGTGTGATTGATGAACACAAGGTCTTGGTGATGGATAAGCAAGCAGAGATAGATTATGAGACATGTGATGACTTGGGTTTATCGAAAGCAGTAGGGCCGGGTGCTAAAAGGAATTGGTGCTGGCAACATGCTATTAGCATTGGTGCAGAAAGACACTGGGTGATGGATGACAACATATCCTCATTTATGAGGCTACATAATAACTTCCATCATAGAGTGTGGACACCTGCACCCTTCTGTGCTTTGGAGGACTTTGTAGATAGATATGAGAATGTAGCTATGGCTGGGTTCAACTATGACTTCTTTTGCCAGTCCAAGCTGGTGCATCCACCCTATAGAAAGAACACAAGGATATATTCATGCAACCTTATAAAGAATGATGTGCCATATAAATGGAGGGGTAGGTACAATGAAGATACCATTCTTTCACTGGACATGCTTAAAGATAATCTATGCACCATACAATTCAATGCATTTAATCAAGAGAAGGCTGGTACCAATATCATGAAAGGTGGTAACACAGATGCTTTCTATAAAGATGAAGGCACATTACCTAAGTCACAGATGTTGGCTGAGGTACACCCTGATGTTGCAAAAGTGGTGTGGAGATATAGCAGATGGCACCACCATGTGAATTACAACCCATTTAAGACAGTGCCATTGATCAAGAAGAAAGATGTGACCATACCCCAAGGTTTTAATAATTATGGCATGAAGCTTGTGAGCAGGGTAGGGTAGGGTATCTATTATGAGCAAACTTTGTAATTTTATGAGAGTAAGGGTGATGCAATGGAGAGCAATCCCCTTTACCATGCCCTATCTTGAAAGTATTGATAGAATGGGGTTTGTTGGCTATTTAGGGTATAGTGTACCCTTTATATATAAAGATATATATATAGTAATAGTAGGTAGGTATATATATTAGTATGGATTATAGTATGTAAGTTATAAGTTATAGGAACCTGTACACCACACCCTCTACCCTAAAATGATATGAAAGAAGAAACACCAAAAAAAGGCAGACCAAGAAAAAAAGCACCAAGCTCATCATTTACTGATAAGCCAATGGCTTTCATTCCTGATGAAGAATATAACCTGACTGAAATGCAGACAGCATTTGTTTGGCACTATGTGAATGATAGTTGCACACAAACAGAAGCCGCTCGAAGAGCAGGGTTTGAGTTCCCAGCACAGGCCGCTTCTAAATTCTTAAATGGCAAGGACTTTCCTAATGTGGTTAAAGCTATCAAGGTTAGAAGAGATGAGCTTGCACATAAGTATGCAATTACTCCTGAAAAGACAGCCAAGATGCTATGGAAAGTTAGTGAAGAAGCTTATGCAAAAGGACAGTTCAATGCTAGTGTTTCAGCTTTGAGAGAACTTAATGAGTTGGCTGGGTTAAAGATCAAGAAGAGTGAGAATCTAAACATCAATGCTAACTTGGATAACCTATCAGCCAAGGATATAGAAGAACAACTCACTGCTATCTTTGGTGGTAATATCATTGATGCTGAACCTGATGACTTATGATTAGAGTAGGATTTACTTGTGGAGCATTTGATCTATTACATGCAGGTCATGTGGTTATGTTGAAAGAAGCAAAACAGAACTGTGATCATCTTATTGTTGGTTTGCAGACTGACCCAAGCATAGATAGAGAAGAGAAGAACCAACCAGTTCAATCAATCTATGAGAGATACATGCAACTACAAGCTATCAAGTATGTGGATGAAATATTACCTTATGACACAGAGCAAAGCCTTATGGATTTGTTAGAGTCAACAAACATTGATGTGAGGTTTGTTGGTGAAGAGTATCAAGCTAAAACATTCACTGGTAAGGGTCTGCATCCCATCTTTTACACCAATAGGAAGCACACTTTTAGTTCTACATCACTTAGAAACAGAATATCCACAAAGCATTAACATTTAAAACTAAGCCAAACAACAAAATACACCTGTGAAACCAAGAGAGAGCCTTTTTTCTCTCTCCAAGACCAAAAAATGGCAAAAAATCAAAAAAACACCTTAAATCAATGACTTACAGCTTTTTTTTGCAAGAATAAATGTCTGTTTGCTGGCTTAAAATAAAAACATTGCTCAAGCACTGCTAACATTTGCATTTAAACAGCTTACACAAGGCTCTGAGATGCCCATAGGTAAAGGATTCCTTGGGTTTGGCAAAAAAAGGTCAAAAAATCGCAAAACTTTGACCCCTACACCCCTGTGTAGCCAAGTGCCTGTGCAAGTGCAGTTGCAACTGA